AGCCTCAAACTGTACCCACCTAATCGCTGAGATCCCTTGCGCTGCAGTCGATCTGAGCATTGTTAAGAACTGTGAACCCACAGATTTCAATATGGGATTCTCAATAAGGAACGCTTATTGCGAACAGCCACACCAGCTGATTCTCAATAAGGACCTACCTATTCTCAATAACTGCGGCGTATCTGTCTCTCACGCAGGTACGCGGGGGCCAAGATCGCTTGCTATGACTGGCCTGACCCTCATGTCCAGACCCGATTGGACAAGCCCTGGACACGCGCACGCATGCACACGCGCCCACCCCCGCCCGCACGCGCGTTTTCTTGGGTGACAGGGGGGGCCACGGGGGGATTGCTGGCCGCTTACTAGCGCTAAGGGGTTCGTATTTTTGTGTCAAAATTCAGAACAGGCCGCTGTATGACCCCTGGAGGGCCCCTCTGGGGAGTTGCGGGTGGTATGACACCCGGAACGAGGCAGAGGGGTGCTGTAGGGGCTCCTAGGCCTCACTCACGGGCTTACGGGGTTGAACCTGCTGACCAGCTTCCCGAAGGACTCTTTGAGCCTCCCTGTAAAAGTGAGTGTCGGGGGAGACAAAGGTGACAACCTGGAGGGCCTGTTCAACGGTGAAATCGATTCGTGGCATAGCAGTGAGGTGTAGATGGCTGGAAGGTGCTCCTTGAGGATGTCTTGGATGCCAAGAGCAATGTCTCGGTGTTCACGCTGCGTCTCCACCCCCGTCCTAATCTGGAGGTAGTGGATCCACGACCTGATGGTTCCAGACATGTAGAGCCTGGTAGGCGTGTTAAGGGGAAGGATCTTTCGAGCCGACTCCTTAGCCACCCCCTTAGCCAACATGTCTTGGTACAACTCGTCGGTCTTTTCAAACACGTCTTTGATGCGGTCTTCAAACTCCTCGGCAAGGACACCGAAGTCATCGTCAAGGCTGTTCTGCTTGTTAGCGTGGTCCTGGTAACGCAGCTCAGGGACCGGAGCATGACCCAATAGGTTGCTTGCGGAGTAGCGTTGACTGAACTCCTGAAAGGAAAAGCTACGATGCCTAAGGATCTGAGCAGCTATGTCCCGAGTAGTGGTAATCTCAAAACAGGCTGAGGCCATCTCAAACGGTGAAACGTGCTTATGCTTGGCCAGGTATCGGATGAGTCGTTCTGGACTCTTGCCCTCTTCCTGGCTCTTTGGGTTTGACACACGAGCACAGTAGACGATCTGTGACTCTGCTTCTGGGGTAATCCAGACAAGCCTTTGGGGTGACATGCGGTAATAGTGGTGGTGATGGTGGATGTGCTAGTTATGACACGGTATAGCTAGCTATGCTACGGCAGGGTCTCTGCTACGGCATAGCCTGTGTTAAGGGACAGTCAATGGGGGGCATCCGCCCCCACTCTCCACTAAAGTTGGTAGTGAAGGGTATCAACGGTGATGGGTAAGGCTTCGCAGCAACCATCAACGGGTGATACACAACACAGACAATAGTGGTGGGAGGTGACAGTAATGGTCATTGCTCCGCAGCAACCATTAGGTAGTTTCTAACCACAGTCGTGCTCCGCAGAAGCCACACTACGTGTGTCTCCTTTGGACCTCAGGGTCGTCGCTTCGCTCCTACCTTCGGTGGCCCCGGCCCCCTCTTTTGTGTCTCTCTCTAAGGCTGGCCCCAAGGCCTTAGATGGAGGGGTAGTCAGGTCCCTCTGTCGGTCGTTCGGCAAGCCTTCCCTTTGATTTGGAAGATCGATCCTATAGGTTTTTGGTGTCGGGTAATGGAAGGGGAGAAGGCCCGAAATTAAAACGAGACCTTCTCCGAACCGCATTCCACCGCAAAGAGAGACCCATAAATGGGAGGTCGGGCACCACTCCTCTGTCCCAGGTCCTCTCTGCTTTACTGTGCAACCTCTTGGTTACCAAGTGTAAATTGTAGTCTGTGACTGGTGTGTCTCCTCAAACGTACCTCCCTGAACAAGGATGTCGGTTGCCATCTGTGGGTCGTCCATAAAGGTCTGAAGCATCTTGTTCCAGCGGTGTCTGGATGCCTGGATCTGTTGCTCCTTTGCGGAGACAGCCATCACGTCTTGAAAGTACTTAACACCCAAGGAGAGGCAGTCCAATCTGTCGTCGTGTTTGACAGCTCCTTTTTCCCGACACATCCTGGTCAGCTGGTACATCAGCATTCGGGGAAGCCGGTCCTCAGGGGCCATGTCGTTGTTGGACTGGTAGTCCCAGGTCACCAAGCGGGTGTCGATGACCAGCCTATGCTGGTTAAGGATTGGTTCCAGTGTGTCGATGATCCGGTCTTCCTTGCGGGTGTTGGAGCGGACCTCCTCAAAGGCCAAACCAGCCTTCATCTCGATGGCGTGCTTCTTCATGACCTCCATCACCAAACCGTCACCGAAGTTGCTTTCAATGAGGCAGGTGGTTGCCTTAAACTTCTTTGCCATTGTCAGGATGCTCCGGAGGGTGTTGTCGGAGTAGCCGTCTTGGGAGGCGTAGATGCCCCTCAGGAATAGGTTCCCGTTAAGCTGTGACAGGACCATGGCAACGGTCTCGTCCTTGCCCCTACCGGAGGGGTCAACCGACACAATGGTTTCCCCATACGCTTGGCTGGGGCCGGTCTCTGCTGGTCCGTGCCACCTGTCACCTGGAAGTGCCACAGCAGGCAGATCCAACAGGGTACTCTTGTCAGCCCTCCACACAAGAGAGGACGGTCCTGTCTCTTGGTCAAGGGGAAGGGCAATGATGTCAGAGATCTTAAGGGGGAACTTAAGGGCATCCGACAGGGACGTGTCCAGCATGAACTGCAACATAAAGTTGCTGCGGCTCATTGACTGTTCCCTTTCAAGAAGGTTGATCTCTGAGAAGCGGGTGTCGGTTGGCTTCCAGACCAGACTTTCAAGGCCCTTCTTGTCGATGTCCTCTTGGAGCTCCTGGGCCAGCACGTCTTCGTAGCCCGTGATGGACCGTGGGTAGCGGGCAGGCCAGACCATCGGAGAGTAGCCCCTGTCCCTTAGGGTTCGGTAGATGGTGAAGGTGGTCTGTGGGGTTCCAAGAAACACAATTCGAGAGTCCTCCTTTGGGGTTAAGACGGACTCAAACTCTGTGACCAACTGAAGGAGTTTCTCCCTCATCAGGTCGGTGGCTGAGTTGTTAGGGACTTCGATGTCGTCAGCAATGATGATGTCAGCCCGGCTGCCGGTCAGCTGGCCACCAATACCAACACTCTTTACAGAGGGGCTTTGGGCCGGACGGCACCCTGCTACGTCAAAGCTGATGCGGCTCCACCGTTGATCATCGTCTGATGGCGCCAGGTGGTTAAGCCAAGGGAAGTCCATGATGCATCGTTGACAGAAGATGGAGAAGTCGTCTGCACGTTGCTTAGAGGCCGACACCACCATGATCTTTTTGTCCCTGTCGGAGAACAAGCTCCACAGCACAAAGGCAGCCGTTACCCAGCTCTTGCCACAGCCCCGAAACATCTGAAGTTGAATCCGTTTGCCGCCGTGTTGGAGGTAGCGGGCCATAGCCAGCTGGGCACGGGTTGGCTTTGGCAGTTGTAGGGACTTCCACGCCAAAGACAGGAACAAAGGAAAGGAGGCCGCTAGACGGGCCTCAGAAACGGCTTGAAGGGACATAAAAGGGGTTGGTGGTGTATGGACACGGAAAAGGAGGTAGAGGCCCCCTGAGGAGCCTCCTAGATGCTTTTCAGGGAAAATAAAGGGTTTACTTTACGTCAGTTGTGTACCGCTTGCCATTCCAGGTGAAGGTCTTTTGACCAGCCTTACGGGCCGAACGGAAGGCGTTGTCGAATTGCTCGGACTTTGTTTTACCGGGCGTAGGGTTAGGTCCCTTTTTGGGTCCAGTGGGTTTTCCCTTGAGGGTGCCGTCAGCGGTGTTCTTAGATTGAAGACCCTCAACAGCAGCAGCTACGTGGGGTGCATGCTTGATTGTTGCTTTTGCTGCACCTTTAAGGGAAGCACCCCCAGATTTGCCAGCACCGGTAGTTACCCTTGCAGTTCCAGACCCAGAAGGCCTGCCATTGCTGCCGGTGGTGACACGTGCGTTGCTGGTGCTTTGGCGGGCACTACGGCCCTCACTTTGTGCACGCCCATCAGGACGCTGTGTGATACCGCTTGAGGTTGTCTTTAGGGCAGACCTTACCCTGCCACTGCGTGAGGGCTTGGCACTAACAGGCTGTGTTTTTGTCGAGTAGCCCGTCCCTTTTCCAAGGGTAACGGAGCGTCGTTGGCGACGCCGAGTTGAAGGTTGTTGAGCCATTACGATTCTCAGAGGTTGATGGGACCAGTCGTCGAAGCAACAGTGATGGTAAATCCAGCACCCGTACCGGGGCCGCCAAGGTCGGCTTCATCAGCACTCAGCACGTCACCAACGTTGTAGCCAGAACCACCCGACACAAGGGTTACGGAGGTCACGTCATCACCACCACCAACAACGATGTTAGCAGTAGCACCAGTACCAGAGCCACCCGTCAGGTCAACGCCGTTGTAGGTGCCGGGGTCGTAGTCAGCACCACCGACAAGGGTGCCAAGGGTCAGGATGAGGCCTTGAATGGTCTCCACTCGGGACACCCGACCGTAGCTGGTGGCAGTCACCGCACGGTCTGCAATAGCAGCAGCTGCAATGGCCTCGTGGGCAGCAGCAACCGTGGGGTCTTGGGCAAGGGTGAGGGTCTCGCCCTCGATGGTTTCGATGGTGCGGGCCTGTTGGCGCCGACCAGGGGCATTGGAGATGTCTCCATACGCGGAGACGAGTTCAGCTGCTTTGGTAGCCATTTTTAGTTAGGTTGCAATGTGGGAAAGGACCCGGCTGAAGTTGCCAAGGTCAAAAGTAGGCAGGGTAATCCACCAAGAGAGCCAGTGATTGGACCCCTTTGATAGATTACATGAGCGGCACGCAGGAACAAGGTTTCGAGTCTCATTCCTGCCACCACGGGTCTTAGGGCGTACGTGATCCAGAGTTAGGTTGTCTTGAGAGCCACAGTAAGCGCATCGGTTGCCCCAGGAGGCTTTGATGTCTTGGCGCCAGAGGCGCTTAGCTTCAGCGGCAGTCATGACAATAAGCTCCTGAAGGTAGTGATCTGGAGTCGGTAGGGGGGCCATGAGAGAAGTTAAACTACTTCTTTTTTGGAAAGCCTTTCTTCATGTTTGCGTATGCCTTAGGGGACACAGTGCTTTTGCTTTTAGGCCGACTGGTTCCCGCCTTTTTTCGTTTGTTGATGTTGTGGTAAAGTCCTTTCATTTCTTTGTAGAGCGACCGTTAGCGCCGTTGCGGGCCCTGTTCTTTTTCGAAGATTCTTTTACCATGGCGCCTGACTTGGTGTGGGAAAGGTCTGGCCCACCCTTCCCGGCCATGCCCCGCTTACGACGCTCCGTCCACCGCTCTTCGGAGGCCTTTTTGACTGCGGGCTTTTTGTTCAGCTTACGTTGGTAAGCCGCCTTTTTGGCAGCCGCCTCTGGGTTCTTTGCGTAGTAGGCAGCCGACTTGCCTTTACCTGGCATAGGTACGTTCCTCAATCAATTTACGGATGAGACGAATCTCCTCCGTCATGGTCTGTTGTGCTCGGGTCTGGTCGTCGATGCTTGACTCTAGCCGCTTTTCAATTTGTTGGACGTGTGCCGACAGGGACGAGCTTTGAATTAACAGGCTGACTGTGGTAATACCACTCCAGCCTGCCAACGCCGCAATGCCCGCAAGCACAGCACCTCTTACTTGTTCTGTCACCTTCAGATCATCGGATGGCACGTTCAACGTCCTCAAGGTCAACTTCAATGGAAGCCAAGAGATCCGCAAGAGGAGAGCCACTCACGGGAACCCCAGTAATGTTGTTTTTGGACAGCCAGTCAATGGCTGCCTTGATGTCGGCGGTAGAGCAGTCCCCGCCCATTTTGATGCGATTGGCGAGCTCCTCAGTTACGAGACGATGGAGCTCATTGAATTGGTTTTCGTCTGCTCGGTTGGACATGGTTTAGCCCCCACCACCGCCACCACCGCCACCACCGCCACCACCGCCACCACTGCCACCACCACCACGGATGATGTCGATGATCCGGCCAGGCCAGATTGGGAACTCACCGGCAGTGTTGCGGCCTTGGAGTTCGATGACCGTCTTAGTCCAACCAGCCTCATCACTGAGGTAGGTCCACACCTGGCTGGTGCCCTGGGGGGTAAATGTATCGCCGGGGTCCGGCTCAGAGGGAAATACAGGATAAACTGGAGTAGGCATTAGGAGTGCTCCTTGATAAGTCGAATAAGCTTGTTTGGGTAGTCAGGATCCGTGGCGTAGCCCTCCGCACGAAGCAGATTGCAGCATTCAGGCCATGTGTTTGCCCGGTTGACGCCCTTAAAACCCTTGTAGTCCTTGTACCACATCCGAATCAGGTCTTGGATGTTGTCCTCAGGGGTCTGGTAGTCCTTGAAGGTGTCGGTGATGGTGACCCACCGGCCGTTGAGGAACTCTTTGGTTTCCTTGACGGTGCCTGGTGTGCCCTTGATGCCGAAGAAGTTGTTGAGACCAGAGGTATGCTTTCCCCATCCTGATTCCAGGGCCCACTGAGCAGCGACCACTTGAGGCCATCGAGCCCCTTTTTCCAGGGCTACAGCCTCTACCGCCTTCCAGTTGGGCTGGTACGATGCGGCTTTTGTAGGCTGTTCAATGCTGGTTTTGTCGACCCGGCGTATGTCCATAAACCAGCCCGTCCGGTTCCCCTCAACCTCCCAACGGGGAAGCCAGTTACGGAGGGTGTACCTTACAGAGCGGCCGCCCACCCCCCTGTGTGGGTAGCCACCGTTGACATTATCCAGTTCTCCATAGGGGTCGTGGAAGATGCCGTGGGTCTCTGTAAGGCCAATCAGAAGGGCCCAGTGGCCCCCGCCCCTAGGAGCTGAGGCTGGCCCATGGTGGAGGAAGCCGACGGGCACTGGAAGGCCTGCTAGGAGGCGATCACGAAGGCTTTGAAGGGACCCGTTCCTGTGGAAGGTAGCCTTGACGTTGTACTCAGCGGCCGCCCGGATCTGAGCTTGAGGGTTGGTGGTGTCA